GACAGTAAGCATCGGGATTAGAATCAAGAAAGTTCTTAACCACTGCGAGAGAGAAAAAAGTCTTTCCAGTACTAGACTCTCCAGCAATAGCAGTAATCTTATTCCCAGATACACCACCAAATATGCTACCTGAAACCAGTGCATTAAAAATGTATGAACCCGTATCAACATAAGTCTCAGTCTCATCAATATCAGAAGCAAGTTGTGTATACTCACCGCCAATTTCTTTTACAATATCTTTCAAAAAATCCATAAGTTAATATCCTTTTTTACATTATAGTTCTAATTAGTTTCGTTTGTCAACAGGGATTCATCATCTACAAAATAAACTCCACCAAAAAATTTATTATGCTTAGATTTGATTAAAAACTCGATTGCATCTTGTTTTGTTTGAACAAGAGGTTGTCCAGCCAAATTGAAACTAGTATTTAATAACATAGGACACCCAGTTTTTTCATAAAACTCAGAAAGAAGTTTAAATAAAAATGAATTATCTTTAGACACAGTTTGAATTCTACAGGTATTATCAACATGAATTATTGATGGTACATAGTTTTCAACCCCAGGTTTTGCATCAAAGTTAATAGTCATGTATTCCGATTTTCCCAATCCAATCGTGTCAAAGTAATTTGAAAATTGATCTTCTAATATAATTCCAGCAAAAGGGCGATACCACTCTCTGTTTTTTAATGTATTAACTATTTCTTTACCATTTTCATTTCTTGGATCAAAAAGTAAAGATCTATGTCCAAGAGCACGAGGGCCTGCTTCTGGATTTCCCTCAAAAATTGCAATTATTTTTTGATTTATTAAAATATCAACTAAATCTGAAATTGTTTTTCCTTCTCCAAAAATTTTATTATCTATATTATAGTAATGATAAAAATTGTTTTTTAATGTGTAAATATTTTTATCTTTGGTTTCTTGCCTGTACTTTAACATACAAGCACCAATTGTAATTCCGCTATCATCAGAAAGTGGTTCAAAATAAAACTTTACTTCTGGTAAATTTTTAATATAAAAACTATTAGCAACTACATTTAATCCATATCCACCAACTAAACAAACCTTATCAATTCCAGTTTTTTTCACATACTTACTAATCAATTTAAGAACTTCATTTTGAGTTTCTATTTGAACATGTTTTGCTTTGTTAGCATAAAATTGATAGTTTTCTTTAGTTATATTTTTTTCTATTTTATTTTCATACCCATAAAAACAAGAAGCATTTGGAATGTTCCAACTCGTATTAATTTCAGAAAAATAATTTCTTATTGGAGTTCCACCCAAAAACAGTGGTCTATAATTTAAATTTTCTCCATATGAAGATAGTCCCATTGTTTTTCCATTTTCTAATGCATGTTGACCTATTAAAGTTGTTGCAGCTTCATAAACTTTAACTATACCATATGGATTATTAACTTTAATTTTTACATTACTATTTTTATAATTTTCTTTTAAAAAATTATTGATTTCATATTTTTTATTTTCATCTAATACTATAAATGATTTATGAATAGGTATTATATTGTCAGGGTATGAAGCTATATAAACACTTTCGGATTCTGCTGCAACAGGTTCATCTTGAATTGAAACTGATGATGCCATTCTATCAATAACAAAAACAAGAGCTTGCGAAAATCCACTATTGTAAAATGCTATACTTGCATGGCAATTGTGATGATTTGATGTGGAAAAATCTTCCAATTCATGATTAAAAAGTCTTTTTACATATTCATTATAAAAATAATACTCTGGTGTATAAATTCCTGATGGTATTAGATAAAGAAAATGATCTATTTTACCAAAATTTTGATTTTTATATGTCTGTAAAGCTAGAAAAGGATCACTACATCTTTTTTCTCTAGATAATCTTTCTTCTTTACAATAAAATTCTATTTTACCATCAACAAGAGAACAGACAGAACTATCATGCGTCACATTAATGGAAACAACTCTCATTATACTACCATTCCATACTGTTCTCGTAGGATTTTTTTATAAGGTAAACCTTGTTCTTTAAGTTCTTTTACAAGTTTAAGTTTATGATAAAGTGCAGCATTTCCACCAAATCCAAGTGCTTTTACGATAGTATTCAGTTCTTCATCATTAATAGGTAGATCCATTCATTCCTCCAAATTTTTTGACTCGGTGCAGATAACCCAATTATACTTCTTTTTTAGTTCATTTGTAAACCAATATGCAGCGGAAACTGAATCAAATAGTTTCCTATTTCTAACTGGGGATAACTCCCCAGGTTCAGCCCAAACCACTACATATTTACTCATGAAAAGAAACTCTCCAAACTAATACTCTTTTCAACAGACCACCCAATTGAATCAAGAATAATCTTCATTGGTTCTACGAATGATTTATTGAACTGAGTATCATAGTCCACATACTTTTCTAATTCCAGTTCTCTAGGAAAATCCTGAATAAATCCAAGGACATTTTCTTGAATTGGATTGGGAATCTTCAAGTAAAGGAACTTAATCTTCTCTCCACTCTGAATTGCAGGATACTTTTTATCAAGTCCAGCTTTCTTAGTGTAGTGATTATAAAGAATTGCACCCCTAACATGAAATGGTACACCTTTATTATACATATGAGTTTTTGATACCCATTTGTTGATTTCGGATACACTACGGGGAAAAGCAATCTCTTCAGGTTGAAGTGATTTGAATTTATTACGAGCGTTCTCAATAAAGTCAATTACATCATCTTCACCCTTAGTCATGATAATATTAATCGCATCTTTAATCATTTTCCTACAAGGTGCAGGAGTAGATGTTTTGATCGCTTCAATACCCATCATTTTTAGTTTTGGTTCTTGATAACGAACTCCTTCAGAGTCCCACACTCGGAGAATATAACGTTTCTTACCAGTCCAGATACCACGTTCCGCGATATTTTCGCGTTTCATGTACATCTTCTGATCGTATGCATTCAAGTAGTCGGCCAGTTCTTGGTAAGAACTTTCAATATACTTTTCAAGTTCCAGGTTACAGACCTTATCAAGGAAATTGACAACCTCATCAGTAGTTTTCTCTCTCCCTTTGAATACAGCGTCAACAAAAGGACCCATATTAATATAAATGGAGTCAGTATCCATAGCAATGACATAATCAACTTCCTCGGTTTTGAGAACCTTATTCATGTAGGAGTTCATCTTCTCCTCAATCCATTGAATCGCAACTTGACCAGAGAGAGTAATAGCTTCCGCATTTGCAAGTTTATAATAACGGAAATACTCATTACCGATGGCACCATAAGCGGAGTTAAGTGCGATCTTCTTAGCCATTTGGATGTTATCACAACGAGAGATTTCTTTCTCCAATTCCTTAGTTGGAGTTTTCTCGTAAGCTTTCTTTGCCTCAATCATCTTCTTTTTAAAGATGACTCGTTCGTTATACATTTTTTCCATGAGTTCTGGAAGAAACCCACGAATATCTTTACGATACATTGCACCATTAGCACATACCGCATAGTCCTTGTACATTTCGAATGTTAGTTCTTTCTTGAGAACCTTATCCACCGTAACATTAGGGTGACGATTATCCAAGAGAGTTTCTGGACTGATATTATACTGCATGATTAAGTGAGGATACAGTGAGTTAAGGTCAAAGTTAACCACCCAATCATATGCACCAGGAACAGGTTCTTTTACATATGCACCAGCATACTTCTCATTTTTAGTATTGCGTTCCTTCTGCGGAATGACAATATTTTTTTTACGAAGATAGTTGTAAATAATTGCATCCCAAGTACGAACTTGATAAGCAATATCATTAAAGTTTACTTTTGCGTCAAATGCACGAGTGAAACAAAGGTCAATAAGTTTGAGTTTATCCTCAAGTCTATCAACCAGTTCAACGTCAACGATGTTATACTCTACAAACTTCTGCCAGTTATTTGTATAAAAGTCACGGAAAGTATCAAACTCAGAGTGATCCAACTTGTTTTGGCCCAACTCCATGAAAGCAATATGATCCAGTCGGTAGCTCTCTTGGTTGGGAGTCGCAGGAGACTTCTTATAGAGATCCAAATAGTCAATAATTGACACTCCGGCAATTTCACAACTGAGTTGTTTACGACCAGAAATCTGAACTTCTTTGACTTTTACAATATTCCAAGGAGAAAATTTCTTGGCAATTTTCTCCCCCATAAGTCTACTAATTCGACCAACCAAATAGGGAATATCATAAAGTTCACAGTTCCACCCCGTAATTACTTCAGGAGTATTATTCTGCCACCAATCCATAAAAGTATTGATGAGAGAATATTCATCTTTACAATAGACATATTTTACGTTTTCCTGTGTTACCTGTGCAGGACGAGATCCAAATGTAGTAATTTGTTTGGTGTTATAGTCCTGGACAGTAACCAACAAAAGTTCTTCTGCACAGTTAAAAACATCTGGGAAACCACTTTCTGCAGCCACCTCAATGTCAATGGTTACAAGTTTGATCTTATTAATGTCAAACTTAATTTCATCCTCTGGATATTTTTCAGCAATGTATTGATAAATGAATCTGTCATTTCCATAAACTTTAAATCCATTTACACCTTCATATTTTTCCAGGAAATCTCTACAGTCTCGAATAGTTCCTGGACGAATGGGCTCGACATTTACCCCATCTAGAGTTTTGTACTTACTCTCCTTCTTTGATGGGACATAAAAGGTAGGATAGAATTCTTCCCGATTCGTAAAATGTTTTCCATTTTCATATCCTCGGACAAGGATATCATTACCTAGTTGAAAGACGTTTGTGTAAAACTTCATTTAATAAGAGTCAAATAATCATTAAGTAGATCATCTTTGGGGTCAACCAAAGTTAAAATTTTATCTGAAGAGATCATAATTGCATCAGTTGAATCGGTCAACTGATATAACCATGGGGTAAGTTTACCATCTAAAATTTGATAAGGATTAATTAATTTACAATCAGGTTCACCTAGTTCCGATACTACAGCAGCAATTCTAGAAATAACTATCGTTCCACTAACCAACACTATAACTTGAATTTCATTCTCCATCATTCTCTTCCTGAATTACTTCAAAATTTTCAATTAAGGTACTCGGTTCTTCTACACTCATCTGTTTTTCCACATTAGAGTTCATCCGTTCTTCATAGGAAGACTTAATCCATTCATGTGGTTCTACAATAGTGACTACCCACTTAGGATCAACAGCTATCTTCTTATCCTGAGATAGGACTATCCATGGAGAATATGAAACTCTATGTTCTACTTCTCCTTGCAAACCCAAACTATTTTCGATTAAAAGTTCAGGAGTCAATAGACGGACAACATATGGATTAGAGAAAACTAAAGAAACTACTTTCTCATTTTCATCCACCAATTCCATTATATCTGCAATTACATTTTCACCCGATTTCAAGAGGGCTAATTTAACGGCCATAACTACTCCATACCTCCTATTACGATACCACAAAAAAAGGGGGGTGTCAACTGGATTTTGCCAGTTGAACCCCTAGCGCCGACGATATTCATAGAATATTTAGTCGCCATTGCCACCATCGGAATCACCACCCCCGCCTGGATTCTTAGGCATAGCTTTTCCTGCAGGGACTGTTTTTGATTTACCAGTCAACGGATTGTAGATTTTATGCCTAACGGCAGCAGGGTAAGAAATCTGTTTAATGCTTCCGACTTGTTCTAAGAACTGCTTAAAGGATTTCATACACCTTTCGTTTCTGATGTTCAGGAATAATCCTATTTAGTTTGATGTGGAGAAGACCATCCTCAAACTTAACATCAGATACTTTAACATCGTCGGAAAGTGTCCAAGTCCTCGTAAAGGCCCTCTTTGCAAGACCATTGTGAAGATATTCCCCTAGATCCGAAGTTTCCCCTTTCTTCGCTTCAACGAAGAGTTTATTCCATTCAGTGAAAACTTCAATATCTTCTCTCTTGTATCCTGCAAGAGCGATCTCTAAACGAAACTCGGTTTCACTCTCCTTAATCAAATTATATGGTGGATAGTTCGTTGAAGTTTCATGAACCGTTCCCAAACGGTTGAACCATTCATCCATACCAATACTATATTTTTCAACATCATTTAAAAATTTGTCAATGTTAGCCGTGTTGTACTTTGCGAGTAACATGATAGACCTCCTTAAGCGTCTGTTAGGTTAAATTACGGATCCGAAGACTCCGCTTTAGCGTATGGGCGGTAGAATTACCCGACCCATCAATATTATATATCCAGACATTAAAAAAGAGGAAGGGTGTAAAACCGATCCTCCTTTGTAGTATATTCCGAATATATCAAACTTCTACTTTCTTTTTCTTACCAATATTATACTTACTCTCAAGAACCCAATCACCCTTATCTTTATAAGAAAGGACTTTGATTTGATTCAATGGAGCAACATCAGTAATAGAATCTGGTTTTACAATAGTAACCAAACCCCAATCAGAAATAAGGTTAATGATTCTATTACGTCTCTGAACATCGTTCACTGTAAGATTTGCATGTTTTCCGTCAAGAGCAAACAACTCTTTAAAGTGTACAATATAGTAACGACCCTGTTTATGGAGAATGTGACAAGACTGGTAAATTTTCTTCTCCTTTCGTGAGGCAACACCAATACGGGTGAGCGTTTCACGAACTTTCAGAAAATCATCTGGTTCATTAAGAACCACTTCCACCATTTGATCCTGTGACCAATTGACTTCAGGTTCAACAAAGGTACTCATTTTTTGCCTCCAACATCAAGTTTAGATTTGATATAATTAATTTGATCTTTTGTCAAAATCTTTAACGCTTGTTGGGCCTTTTCATTACTATAACCATAGTACGATTTGACTGCATCAAGGTCTTGGATCTTTTCTTTTTTAAGCCACGGAGAAAATCTTTTCCGTTTCCTGACACTATTTAGTAAAAAATCATATTGAAGTCTAGAAGGCAGTCCATGGTTCATGTTCATCTCATTAGCAAACATGATAGTATCAATGTGGCCTGACATACATTTATTAACAACAAATGCAGGGTACTTTTTTTCTACTTGGGGATCCGAATCACCCATCAAATAATCTTTTGTAAAATTAATAGAGTTCAGATAGTCTTTTAATTCGTAACTCATCGGATAATATCAATGTCATCAGGATTTCTGTTCCAAGTCTCAAGTTCAGTGCGGAGACGACCATCAGACTTTAGACTTTCATAACGATTTGAAGCTTTCTTCTTCCACCAATTAACTAGATTATCGAAATGAAACTTGTCATAGTTTTGACCAGGACGCAAAACTTCATCCTCTCCAAGAATCACTTCACGAGAATTCTCAAATCCATAATCAGAAATATAGAATCGTTTCTGTTCAGTCAGATTTTTTGCATTTACAATCGCAGTCTGGAACTCCGCAACCTTTTGAGAAGGTAAGCTTTTCTTGATGATTGAGATCATCTTTTGTTGAGTCTTGAGTTTCCGACTGGATGCGTCCTCTTTCACCAGACTCTGGTCGTTGTTCCTCTGAATAAACCATTTATTTAACTCCTGGAAGATTTCATCATGGAGCAGAGGTGTAAAATCACTTTGAGTCAAACCCTTATACCTCATATAAGGTTTCAAACCATCATACTGAGATGAGGCTTTAGTGGAACCATAAAGAGAAGTAGTCTCAAAAGAACAAATATCTGATCCATACTTCTTATTTAATGTCTCACGAGCAGTATGCGAACAACACAGAAGTGCAAGGAGTTTACCTCCAAGATAATTAAATCCGAAAGGTTGAGTGGGAACAATAATGAATCCCATAATTGCATGACGATTAAACCTGGACAACTCGGGAGTTTGTCCAAGCCAATCATTGCGAGGTTTGGAGTTGATTGTGGGGGAACCAAACCGACAGAAACCAACGACCTTCTGAGTATTAGTTTCTTGCACAATCCACTTTAGAGACTTACCTGGAATACTATCTTCAATCGCATGAGAAGTTGTAATCTGCAGTCTCTCATTAAAGTATTCATTGGTAAATCCACCCTTCTCTCCCGCAGGATAGACTTTAAAGTTCATATCCTGTGGGTGCATATCAAATGCATCAAACATATCATCCTCTGGACCAAGGCCAAGAATGGATGAAGGCATTTGATTCATTCGATCAAGTTTCACATTACGCAGGTACTCATCAATCCTCCCCATGTTGGAAAAGTAATCAATGAATTTATCTGCTGCATAAATCGCATCATCAAGTTCTAATTGCATATCAAACAATCAATTTTTTTTCATCAGGGATTACGAGTTTACTCCCGTAAATTTCATTATACTTTGTTTTAACTTGAGGATCAACTTCTGCAGTATAAACAATATGATTCTTGGCAATAATTAGTTCAGGAATCGTCCTATCAATAACAGAGGCCCATGGAGCAAATCCTACGCCGCCTTGAGCTGTAGGAATAACTACAAGTCCATTTTTTACAGTTACAAAATTATCATCCTCGGAAATAAGTTCCGCGATAACTTCTTCACCAGTTGCAATACGAAATAGTTTTACATCGATCATTTGAATTCACACTCCACCATAATTTCGGTTAATGCAGCAATAAGGTTTATTTCTTGGTCAGCAACGAACGCACACTGGTATTGGTACTTAGCAATAACAAGAACGGCAGCAGGGATAGTTGCGGGTGTAAGGCAATCATAAGCGGCGTCATAAATCCTGCGAAGTA